TCAATTCCCAGAAAATCACGCTTCTTTCCTCTTATCGGCTTATCTCTTCCATAGGTACCTAGAATGTTACCTTCAGCCTTTGCATTTTCTTCTGTTCCTCTTTCAAAGCCTACAACAATTGCGCCATTTTTGTGCTTTAAAAGTTGTAAAGCAGCCATCATGTCTCCGCTTAATTGAAGATCAATCTTGCTTGCAGACTTTCCAGCGTTTTTAAAATCAAGTGATGCTTTGTAAGCAGCAGAGTAACCAGGGAACTCACGACCATTTTTATCAAGACCACGATTGGTGCGGTCATAGATATGTTCCACGATCAAGTCACCAAGCTCTTCACGCTGCGCTGGCTTGAGATCTGAAGGGATTTTGAGCTCAATCTTCTGCCAATCCGCCATCTTTTTCCTCTTGCGTATCTTCCATTTGATCTTCTTGATCGTTCTCTTGTTCTATTTGTTCCTGCTTATTGAATCCTCTTTCCTCATCAATTTCCTCAATATATTTTTGAAGTTCATCTTCACCCAAGCCAGGATTTAGCTTCTTGATAGCGTTTTTGCGTGAAATAAACCCAGCTGCGAACTCTTCACGCACTTCTTTAACTACCTCACCACGTGTTTTTATTGGTAGCTGCTCTGCAAATACAGTTTGAACGAAGGCATTAGGATCAAATAAAGCTTTGTTGTCTATTTGCCCAGTCTTCACCCAGTGAGGATGCATATATTTTAGGATCAAATCCCAGAGCTGCGCTTCTCCTGACTCAAAGAAAGGTATTTGCTTTTGTCTTGCCTCATATGTGTCCATCTCATCGATGACTTTTGAGATACCAGAAGAAAAGTTTTCTTGTGTTAGTGATCCAACCGATGATGCTCTGATGCCTTTAGTGCCAAGCCACATCATTAGCTCACTTTGAATCAAGTTTAGAACTTCAGCATAGTCAACTTGAGGCTTGAGCATTCCAAGTTCAGGCTTTTTGTCTGATGTAGGATCAGATTTTAAACGCCAAAAAGCATTAGGCGACATTTTTAAGTTCTCATCATCTAGATCGATACCATACATAATTGAGAACGCTTGAAACATTGCTGCCACGTTTAGATCTGTAAGCATGATAGGAATGATTTTAGTCAGCTTAATGATGTCTTCATCGGTCTTGGGATAGAGGCGGTATTGTGAAGAGTTGATATACACGAAAGGAATAATGCCAAGCGGGTTGATGCCTTCTTCATTGTATAGTTCTTGCATCATTTGATATTCAATTTGCCCGTCGCTATTGCAAATCATAAACTCGGTATCTGAATAAACCGTGTAGTATTCCTTCCCATACTCACAAGAAATAATGATGACATAAGTTGGGATGGTTGAATCAACTTCATTTTCAGAATAAACCAGGAACTTATCATTAAGGATATTTCTAAGGTATGGCACGCCTTGATAGATATAAGGCTGGATCAATGTTGACTTGCAAAGGTTAAAGAACTCATTAGCAGAGTTCATCTTTACATTCATTCTAAGCTTATATTGGTACCAGGCTTGAAGTTCCTTGTCTTTTGGAGAACCGTCAATCACGGCTCTAAGCACTGGCCTGTTATATATACCAGTTAGCTTGTCGATGATCTTTGGCAGAATGTTGATAGGCACCGTGCGGATCTTAGCTTGCTCATACATCTGCAAGCTAAATTGCTTCTTCATGTCGCAATCGATGTAAGGTAAAAGATTATTTTCAAATATATCAATCAGCATGTAGTTATGCGCAAGATAAGAGCGCTTGCTTTGAACTAAATCAATGACCTGTTTAGGATCTAACATCTTTAAAACTCCACCGAGCCTTGCGGTTTTTTGCTTGTCTGTAAGTCAATATAAAAGACGGCGTATCCAATAGCCGTAGTTATATGCTGATAGTGTTTGCTATCGTCTTCAATGTAGCTCCCACCCTTTTTAAGCTTCGTTAACCTCATACCCTCATCAGCAGTCTTGCATCCCTTGTGGATAAAAAACCGCACTTGACCGAGTGCATTCTTGCAATAGCTGTTCACCTTGTTATGCCTTGACCGCACTGGAGGGTTGGCAGGAGGTACGTTGTAAGTGAATTTGATTCTATTATTTTGAAGTATTTGGCGGATTATATCATAATCGGACCTTGTTGATCTTGTGTCACTGTTTTTACCAGCTGCGTCACCATAGATGGCATATGTAAAAGCTTCTGAAATAAGCCCACGGGATAGAAAATCTTCCATCACCTCTGAAGTTCTTGCACCAAAGATCACGCTTTCCGCGAAAAAGTGAAACGTCTTATCTATATGCTGGAACATAATAGCCGACATTGGCTTGCCATCGCCGATATTGAAGTCAAATGTTATGCCAATTGGATAAGCAGGGTTGGGAGTGTAGTCATGATCCTTGAGGTAGTTTGTAGCTGAATCATATTCATAATAGATCACTTCACCTTTTAATTCATTCCATCTGCCCTCAAGGTACCTTTCAGCCTCTTTTTGCGTCATTGTTTCTTTAAGCTGGGTTATATACGAAGCATCAAGGAAAGGGTTTTGCTCGGTGTTGGAATAAAAGACGTATTTAAAAGCATGCTGGGAATGAGTGTTAGGCTCGATGAAATACTTATAAACCCAGTGACCAGGTGCGTCTGGGTTTGTTGCTGCAATAAGAAGATTGTCTTTGACGTGCGGTAAACGACGCAACCTTGCAGATAGTTGCTTGAAAGCTTCAAAATCTTCCTCATCATTTTCCACGATCTCTTCTATCACCAGCATTGAGATCTTGAGAGAACGAAACTTTTTATAAAGCCTATCAGCCCATGAAACTGCGAATATTTCAGAGCCGTTTCTAAAACGTATAACAAAATCAGTGCGGTTTATTTTATAGTCTTTACCTTCTTCAAAATCTTCTTGCATGTGATCCAGTATTTCACGCCATATAGTGCGTTTTAAGTCTGGCAATGCTTTCCTACCAACACACACACGAGCCTTAGGGTTTTCGATACAGTGACGAATTGCAAGATGGGTCATCAGCGTGGTCTTTGCAGAGCCGTATGATCCAGAGAGAAGGATTTGAAGATTGTTCTTTGTATAATCGAAATCACGGACAAGATCACATACCGCACGTTGGTATGGAATAACGTCAGGGGAAAATTTTGTGAAGTATGGTTCAGATTTAATCATGAAACCATTATAGCTCAATAACCATTGATGATAGTCATATCCTTCGCCTCAATAGCTCTGCAATATTTATCAACATCTTCTTTTAGAACTTTGATCACATTGCTATATGACTTTACGGTATCTTGCTTTTTGATCTCCAGGATCCCAATCTCGATCACTAAATCCGCGATCTTCAGCTTTGCTAACTTTAGTTCCTCGTCTGTCATTAGATTCCCACATCGTGAAAGTTTTATGGCAATTGCTACAGTAAGAACAAAAACGCCCTTCTGATATTTCCATAGATCGGACATTGAACGTTTTGCATTTTGTTTTGTGTGCTTCTAGCAATGCATTCAAAGATTTATCTTCAGAATATATCATGATGTTACTTCTGATAGTTTAAAGTTAGTGTCTTATTTTCTTCAGGCGCTTGCATCTCTTCATGCTTCGGTTCTTTCCAGCCAAGCTTGCATTTAAGCCAGAAACCAGTCATCCAAGGATGCTTGCCAGAAGTCGCCATTTTGAATGCTGTTTTTAAAACTTCTGATGAAGCAAGACTTCTTCCCTTATCTAAAGCATCAGCCAATGCCTCATCCCTTTTCTTAAGCCTATCTAATGTTGCAGGTGAAACTCCGATGATGTAGGCAATTTGCTCCAACGTGCAGCCAATACCAGCTAGTTTTGCGGCGGTATCGATCTGCTCTTTAGTTAGAGTTATTTTATTGCCATTTGCACCCATGTTCTAAATCCATCCCATATATTTGCGCCTGCCAAATTCAGCTATAAGAGCGGCATCAATTAAACCCTCGTGCGGTTTCTTTGATCGCTCGGATATTAGAAACTCTTCTCCAGGGAAGATGTCTTTTGCTAGCTTCAATGATTTTTCTTTGCTAGATCCATCATAGCCAGTATGAAGCTTGCTTGTCCAGGTTTGAGGCGGTACCAGAGTATAAACCGCACCTAGCGTGGATAGGATACCAACCAGAGATCCGAAATGAGATCCATAGTTGAACATCGAAACTACGCCTTGGTTTGGCATTGCTTGTGCTTTTTCGAGAAAGAATCTTAGTTTGTAACGTTCCAGGTGGGTATATGTGAACTTTGTGAAGAACTCGGCAATAGCTCCAGTATCTGCTAGCATTGGGAACTTGTAAAAGATCTTGCCGCTATCAGCTAGAAATACGATCCCACCTTTAAGACCAGGATCAATGCCACAAAATAGAGTTTCTGTTTGATTCATCCAGCTAGGATGTGCTGGGTTGAGGAGTTTGGCAAGAGATTATTTGTTATTCATCTTCATTATTGATTGAAACTCTTAAGTCAGTGAATACATCTTCTATACTTGCATTATCTCTAGCCTCTGCACCGAAAAGGCCATGCCTTATACCCATGCAAATATAATGATCTAAACTACTATCTTTTAATGAAAGGCTATTATTTTCAATAGCATGACCAATTTGATCTGCTAAAACCAGTAGGGGCGCTGATTGGTCATTTACCCCTTGTATGTCTGTTAAATAATTTAATTTTTCGGATAAAATTTTTAATCTTAATTCTTGATCATCTGTAAGAATTTTTCTTTTATCCATTGATAACTCCATACAAAGAAACAGCATTGAATGGAATTACTGGAGACGTTTGTTTGACATCTTCTTTAAGAACATAGTTGTCCCACAAATCTTGCCAAACTTCTTCTTGGCTCAAATGGTTTCCAGTTACTACTTTTCCATCAAACTTGGCATAAACCATAACTTGTGTGTGAAAAGTTATCTTGTGCATCTTCTTAGCTTTATCTTCCATATAATATTCGCCTGGCGTTAACTCTTCACAAAAGACATGCCATGGTTTGATTATAGGCTTTTCTTTAACTCCGAAATCAGTTAGGCAATCATATTTTTCTTTTCTTGATTTTTGTTTATGAATAGTTAAATTGAAATTATTAGGATCTATAAGCATTTTTAACCTCATTTTTCGTTAGAACGAGAGATGCTATATCATTGTTTTGTTATTTTACCAATAGAAAATTGAAGTAACTTAAAAATGATACGGTAACCAGGTGTGTTTTTCAAATAAACCAATAATATCAACATGGTAACCAGGTAACCAGTAACCTTGAGATAAAGAATTTTTATTATATATCTCTCTTCTCTTCTTCTCTTCTTCTTCTTTTTTTTTTTTTTTTATTTTATAGAGAAGTTACTGGTTACTGGTTACTTAATAGAAATATCAACAAAAAAGTGAAGTTACTGTTTTGTTACGTAACCTGAAAAAATCCAATATCTGTTCTTATTGACAATCCAATGTAACATTTCATCACAAATACATCGCAAGCCTGTATAGTATTTATATTTGCAAATGTGTCTGGATAAAGTTTGGAAAGTTTTTCTTTGCTTACTTTTTTGCCGCCATATTTCACGCCATGTTTATTTTTGAGATACATATAAAATTTTGCTTTAAAAGATTCAGTTTCTTTTTTCAGGATACCACCCATAACACCTGGAGGAACAAAGCCGTCTTTATCTAATCTAAAATGGGTATTTAATATGGATTCAAAAACCTCCTCGCTTTGATCTAATACTTGGTTTAATGCTTCTCTTTCACATTTAATAAATCCCCTACCTGGATAAGCTTTTAAATAATCTCTGATACATCTATTTAAAAAATTGCCAGTTTCAAACCATAATTTTTCTTTGTAGTTATCATTTAAGGAATTTATATCGATGGGATTGTCTTCAAACTCAACATAAATACATCTTCTAACATCACTTCTTTCTGAACTTATTTGAGGTATTCCATTGGCTGTGATGATTATTTTTGCATTAAATTTAACGTCTATTGGTTTTTCATAGTTTGCTCTCATTGATTGCCCAGAACCACCAGTCAAAGACATGAACCAGCCATGTGTTGGTAGCTTTAAATTGGATCCTTTTACATCATCAAAAGTGATAACTCTTTTTCCTACAATTGCCCAAAAATACCGATCAACATCACCCTTTTGATTTGGTGGATGTTGCTGTGTATAAAATTGGCCAAAAATTCGAGATAAAATTTCAAGCAAAGAACCCTTACCATCATTGCCTTGTCCATTTAACCATAGATACTGCTGGTTATATGAATCCTCAAAAAAAATTGAAGCAATGAAATGGCAATAAGCTTCTTTGTTGCATTTTATTCTGCTTAGTAACTCATCCCACGTTGGACATTCTTTAGATGCTACAGGGTCATAATCCCAAGGAAGCCGATTAAATGTCTCTCCTGGCTCATTTGCCCATAAAAACATTTTTGGCATCTCATGAATTGGTGCAGTCATAACCCACCATTCAGCACAATCCTTAGCTTGCTTTGCTGTTAGCTGATAAATTTTTTTATCGAAAAGATTTATTTTTAAGAATTTCAAAATATCGCTAGCAAGTTCTTTTTCACTAGCAAATTTAGCAATGTTATTTTCATCAACTTTTATAATTTCATTGCAAGTTTTTAGTCTATTTACTAAATAGTATTTGAAGGGAAAAGCAGGCAATTTCAATTCTAAGAACAATTTATCGCGGTTTATAACAGAAGATAAATCATGATAAACCTCTGCAATTTGGATTTTAGCTTTCTTTTCTTTTTCTGGTTTTGGCTGATCTTTGGAATCAGTTTTATTTTTTGCTTTTGAGGCTTTTATATCAATAAGGCTACCAAGTTTTGTGCTGTTGTCTTCTTGATCCATTGGCGGCTTGCTTTCTAAATTTAGTGTTTCCAGGCGCTGATCATTGTTGCACGTATTTCTTTACGTAAAGCATTGTCAGCAATCCCGTTATATATGTGATTTAGAACAAATTCAAAAGCTTCAGCTTGTGACCTGCCTAGCTTCTTAAGATCTATAAAAGCCCCATATGCGGTAATATTTCTTTTTCCTATTGAAACGCCATTCCCTTTAACTAATTTCCTAAGAAATGGTGTCAACATTCCAGCATCATAATAAGCCTGGTAACTAACTATCGTTTCACTTTTAGGCTTTTCAACAACCGCACTCAATCCCTCTTTCCTAATACTCACGATCTCTTTACATGGATAAAATAACCTTGCCCCATCAGTGCATTTTCTATCGCAAGGAAAGTTCTTAACTATCAATTTCATGTTGTATCTATAGACCTCAACATCATTCATAACCTCGCCAGCTTTTATAACAACGCGAAAACGGTCAATCACCTTGCCATCTTTTTCAATCTGATGATTTCTCGTGGTACCAATCACATGCGAAAAATCTTTGAAGTCATCCACCGCACGTTTCAAGTCATAACGCTCATCCTCAAAATCAAGCACAAACAAATCACACCCTAAGAAGTTATCTTGATTGCGATGCCCAAACTTAAAAACGATAGGCGACCACACAAACCTGGTTATGCAGTTAGCAATCCTAGCCATGTCACTTGTATCTGCATAATTCCAGCCATGAGAGTAACCATACTTTTTATCATTATTAAATTGCTTAATGTGATAACTAATCATTTACATCAAACCATTTTTAAAGTAAAAAGAAACTCAATTTTATTGTTACTATAAACACACAAAAATGGAAACAAAAATGGCAAAAATAGGAAGGCCAAAACGTATAGAACCGATTGGCAAGAAGCATTTCATAAGGATTGGCCTTGACGAAGAAGCACACAAAGACCTGGCAAAGATCGCGGATAAACTAGGTTTGGCGGTGCATTCGTACGCAAAAGCTCTTATCATGCAACAAATCCTCACAAGTAAAACTCAACCAAATAAACAAAAGGCGTTTCTATGAAGCTTAGAACATCAGATAGCATCAATGAACTGGCCACCGCACTTGCAATAGCGCAGGGTCAAATAGAGCCAGCTGATAAAGATGGTAAAAGCCATCAAGCCAAATACGCCACGCTTTTAAGTGTTAGGGAAATCTCACGCAATGCCTTGGCTAAAAATGATCTTTCAATCATTCAAGCGCCGTTTTTTGAAGAAGGTAGGGTAGGTGTTGTTACCAGGCTCATGCACAAAACTGGCCAGTGGATTGAAACAGAGATTAGCATCAAGGTGATGAAAGATGATGCCCATTCTATCGGATCAGCGATCACATACGGCAGGCGTTATGGTATGTCGGCTATCCTTGGAATTGTTGCAGATGATGATGATGATGCCAATTTAGCTATGGGCAATAACCAACAAAAACAAAAACCGCACCAACAAGCACAACAACAACAGCAGGTTTTTAATTCCAACAATCCCAAGCATCGTGAATGGGCATTGCAAAAACTTGATGAACTAAATATGGGTGAAGAGCAGAAGCAAAAGTTTTTAGCTGAAATTCACGGATCAACTCTTGAACACGTGAAAGAAGAGCTGAACAAATTGAGGGATTAAATATGGATCTAATACATAGCCCAGAACATGAAGAACTTGCAAAAGCATTGCAAAACCTGAAACAGGAGTGCGGTATGCTAATCATTTTTAATCAGCGAGAAAGAGAAGATGGGATTCAAGAATTAGATTCAAGCATGGTTTGCAAGATACCTGATGGGCAAAAAGATTTAGTAGCAGAGCTTTTGAAAGATATAGCCGAAGCTGTAGAAAAAGAGAATGCAAGTGAGTGAAAAAGAAGATCCGCATTTATTAGTTGCTCGTTGGTTATCAGAAATAGATGACATGGATGAAGCAGAGTTTTTAGATATCGCAAAAGGATTAAGCAAAGAGCTGGTTATTGCATATCTTCAAAGATTAAAAGCAAGCTTGCCAGATGATTTGCTTGAATATGATCGTTCATAAAACATCTGTTTAATGAACAAGAAAAAACTACCATACATTTACCGAAAAAACGGGAAAAGAAAATACCATACATCGAGAGGGTTTAATGAACGATGAACAACGAAAATCTTATGAATCTGACTATGAATCCAATAGTTCATTTTCCGACATATCAACAGATAAGAACCCAGTAACTCCATACATGCAAGCATACAAGCTTTTGATCGAGCAACACGAAAGGCAAATGAGAACCCATGATCTTCTATTTAAGATGGTCTTCTGCTTCGCTGCCATCCTCTTAACCTTCACATGCTATCTGTTGATGCGATGACAAAAAAAGAAACCGCACAAATTTTAGAAGAGCTTGATAAATTAAAAGCATCCCTGGAAAGTTTGAGTTTGTATTTGCAGAAGAAAACTATTTTGCAGAAGAAAAAGAATAAGAATAAGAAAAAGAATACTCAATCATAGCCTCTCCAAATCTATATAAAATATTAATCCAATAAAACAAATAGTTATAGCCAATATATTTTAGCATAGCTTTATTATACATTATTAACTTTACATTTAAAACGCCTTTTTATATACAAACCGCACTTTATTAAATATGGTTTTTAATAAAGAAAAATCCTTTTTTTTAGGGAAGATTGCCATGAAGTTGTTAAAGAAAATTGTGCTAATTTGCGGAGTTTTTGCAGGTATTGCAAACGCAGAAGGCTACACTGGAGAAACGCTAGTTAGAACTCCAAAAGGCCACGTCAAGATTCAAGATCTTGTCAAAGGTGACGAAGTGTTTTCTGTTTATGACAAAGCTTTGGAAGGTGGAAGCTGCTGCGCAAAATGCGATAAAGCAGAAGAGAAACCAAAGTGCGGTGGTGATGTAAGAGTTAAAGCAAAAAAGATTGTAGGTATTGCTGAAAAAGAATCAACAGAACTATATGAACTAAGAACTGGCGATGATGTTCTAGTTCTTGATGCTGATGCAAAAGTTTTTTCTCTTCACGATAGAAAATATTTGCCAGTTTCTGAACTAAAAGCTGGTGATGTTACTATCAACGTTTTCTTCCATCCTGTTTTAATTGATTCAATTAATAAGCTAGAAGGAACTCAAAAAACTTTTGTTATTGAAGTTGAAGAAAACCATACTTTCTTTGCTGGTAAACAAAATATCTTGGTTCACAACGGGCCTTTCATGGCATTGCTATGTGGTGCTGCTTGTAAAGTTATCAACGCTCTTGGTTGCGCTGGTGCTACTGCTGCTGGAGTTCCAGGCGGGCCTGCTATCGTGGCTTTAATTGTGGCAGTTTGCGCGACAATGATGGAAGGATCTGCGTTAAGTTGTGCAGCTCTTTGCATGAGCCTACCTAGCCCATAAGGTTTATATGAAAATAAATGTCCCTTTTGTTTTTATGATCATTGCAACAATTGCAAACGTGATGATCAAAGAGTTTTATGATGTCCCTGATGTTTTTTACAACGCTATCCAGAACTTTTTACTGCTTTGGTTTATGTTTAAAAGCTTCAAAAGATAAGACATTATAAAAATGGATTATCCAAGGTGCGTTGTAGGCGACTACAGCGCATTTTTTATTAGTGGTTTTTCAAATTCTCCTAATATGTCAAACACTTAAACTAAGTTGTTGAAATCAATATACATTCCAGTAATCCCACCTATTTCTTCAAAAAATATCTCAATCCATTTAAACACTTAAAAGATTTTTTAAAATAGTCCTCAAGTTTTTCCCAGAAATACCGTTAAGAGATACATAACAACGGCGGGAGGACAAGCCATGAACGAGCAAGAAGTAAGAGAACTAATAGCGGATCTTGTACGACGTGGATTTAAAGTAAATGAAGTAGCAATGCTTAAAGTTTTGCTTAAAAAATAACGGGGAATTTATGTATATACCTGAAGAAATAATAAATTTAGTAGTTCTTATTACTTTTGGATTAATCGTAATGTCACTTCACAACGATCTTGAGGCTGAAAAAGAGCGAAAATATAAACAAAGGATGGAAGAAATAAACTCAAAATATAATAAAAATAAGGAGCAAATATGATTACCATGATTCTTGCCATATCAACTGCAATAGGCATGATGTTGATACCGCTTACAACGGCGTTCTATATATACGAAACTGATAAGAAAGAAACAGACAATAAATAGATTTTAAACCGCACCTCAAACCGCTATCCTGGTTATTCATACCAGGATTTTTTTTTAGGAATTTTATGCAGATTAATGAATTATATTTTGCTGGAAACATCGGCGGTGAAGTTAAAATAAATACTACTGCGGCAGGCAAAACAGCTGCTAGTTTTTCAGTTTGTAACTCCGAAAAATTAAAAGACGGGAGAGAGTTTACAACATGGCTACAAGTTTCTTGCTTCGGTGACTATTTAATTGGCAGATGCTCGAAGTTAAAAAAAGGCGATAACGTTTTAGTTCATGGCTCGATAAAGACAAATAAATATACAGATAAAGAAGGCGTCGAAAGAATCTCAACATTTATTTTAGCTAAAAATTTGATGATCGATCCGAAGCAGCCAAAAGCAGAGCAGCCACAAATTGAATCAAGCGGGTTTCCTCAATTCCAATCTTCACAACTTAATAACTCTTCTCTTGCTAGTGCGGTGGATTATAATGATATCCCCTTCTAGGAGATTTTATGACTTACCTAATCATCACATGCGCAATTTTGTTTTTCTTTTTAGCTTCGGCTGGAATTGTTATGGGCATCCTTGGATCAATTGCACTCCATGAAATTAAACAGAATGTGAAAAAGATTGAGAACAGCATCAAAAGTATTCATGTAAAACTTGACGAGTTTCAAGCTGTATACGTTGAGGATGGTGAAATAGCTGGAGTGATAAACTAATGCCGCTTAAAGAAGGTACCTCAAAGAAAACAGTTTCAGAAAATATTTCTAAGCTTGTAAGTGAAGGCTATGACCAAGATCAAGCCATCGCAATTGCATTAAAAGAAGCTGGAAAAGCTAAAAAGAAAAAGCCTAAGAAACCTAAGAAGGGATAAGAAAGTGCACAGGCTTTTGATTCTTTGTTTTATATATCTTGATCCGCACTGGTCTTAGATAAAATAAACCAGCCAGCCTTTTGCTTGACGTATACACTAACGACAACCCACCGCACCGCTATGCAAGCCACAAATCTTTTCACCTGTTTCATTCATCCATGCTTTAAAAAAGTCTATAGCTTCTTTACGAGATACGCTAGATAGGTAGCTTGTTGTTTTAATATCACCGCGCGAATTTATTGAAATGATCTTTCTAGCATTGCCTACAACCTTATAAGCTGGTCCACCACTGTCACCGAAACATAATGCAATAGGTGCAGTTGTTACATAATCGTTTGAAGATCTTCTAGGATCAGGAACGCGATTAATAACAGCTTCACCAATCCTAAACTTTCCATCATTGCCACCAGTGCCATTGGATCTAATACAGCCAAAGCCAGTTAGTAAAACGCTGTCGCCAACTTTTACATAATTCTGATCATCATTAAGAGATTCATAAGGCACATCTTTGACCTTCTCTTTAACTAAGCAAAGAGCATAGTCGGCAGTATGGCTTGTATTGTAAGTTGGATTTCTCTTACAAACGCTTTCATATTTGATCTTGTTAACAGTAGTAAACTCTGTCACCGCACCATCATCAACGCAATGTGCAGCCTGGATCAATGCCCTTTCTCCGACAATTGATGCAGTACATTTTGCAACAGTACCATTTTTTCTAAAGTTTCTTGTGTAAACATTGGCTGGGAAAAGCTTCTGATCAACAACAACACCGCCAATCAAACCTTGATTTTCTTCTAGCCTTTGGTTTTCCTCCACCTGCTCAACATCTGAAAAACTAGACGCAATAGATGAACTAAGATTGTTACTACCTTCATGGGATGTCCCTTCCTTTTCACTGCATGAAATTAATGAAATGATAAATACATATGATAAAACTCGCATTTCACTTCTCCTTGAAAGGATATAAAAATGATTTATCAGCTGATTCAATTTGGCGTGCTTTTGATTCTAGGTATGATCGTATTTTTAGAATTTCGAGAAAAACGGCGGAAAGATCAGATAAGCAATAGAATAAAAGTTCTATATTCGCTTATTATTAAACGCGTGAAATAACGAAAGCACTTTATCAACATACTCCTGGTTGATGTAGCTTCCGTTACTCTTACGCTTAACAGAACCCGCATTATATGCCGCTAACTGATCATTCAAGTCAAGATAATCCATACATCTTTTCTCAAAATACTCACAACCCCACATCACGCCTATTTCTGGCTTGCATAGATCAGGAACCCAGCCACTAAATCCAAGATCTCTTGCAGTGCCACCCATAATTTGCATTAAGCCCCATGAGAACTTTTGTAGTGTGTTCTCTGTTTGCAGAGTTATATTGAACATGTTTGCAAATAGATCTGCTTTAAACGTATAGGTAAAATTCTTTTCATAACGTGCCGTATTAGCTTGCCAGTTGCTTTCTGTAGAAATGATCGCACTAATCACATTGGGATTTATTTGGCGTCTTTCACATTCAGCTTTTACTAGCTTGCTTAAATTTTGCGGCACAATCATTTTTCTCACCCTTCGTTTCTAATACAGCGATCTTTTTTTCATGTTCGCTACAAAGATCATGAAGCTTTTCTAACAATTCCAACTTCACTTGCATGCTAGATAACTGGGATTTTATATCTGATAGCTTTTCTGCAATCGTTTCTATCTTATCGGCTGTGCTTGTTACTAAATACTTAGCAAGCCCTAGCCCAATAGAGCCACCTATAATTGGTGAGATGATTTGATCCCAATCAAAGTGCATGGCATTGCCTTAAGATTTAAAAGCGCCGATCACATTCTTTGCTAGTTCATAGATACGTGCGGTCAAGATACTCACTTCTTTTGATTCAAGATCTTTAATTTCTGGCAAGCAGAAAGGAAGTTCTTTGCAAAAATCAACTACATCTTGGAGAGCTTTTAAGAAAGCAATAATGTCGCCAATTCCAATGCCATCTTTTACGATGTTCACTAAACCGCACAACATTCTTTCAAGATCGTCTAAAGTTTCTAGCACATTTTTAATGTCAGACATTTGATACCTCTAAAATGAAATTTCGTTACTTCAATTTTAGATCCTTTTCATATCAACTCAAAACATGCCAAAAAAAAATGACCAGCTGAAATTTCAGCTAGCCAAGACGGAGTGACCTATGATGCTATGTGGTCTAATAAATTATAAAATAAAAACCCCCGCAGTCAAAACTTTGGGGGAAAAATCAATAATGATGAGAAACACATTGTAAAAATAAAAAGCCCCAAAGTCAAAAACTTCGAGGCTAGATCAAAAAAACAACAGGTCACCAAGAAATAAGGATAAAAGAATTATATCAGCTTACATTATAAGTTAAACATATAGATTGAAACAATCCGCCAGCAGTGCTGTTTGTATAGTTTGTTGTTGTATCAGCGCTTCTATACATCTCAAGTATTCCAGCCGTTGTAACTCTAAGCATTCCAGTTGTCGCCAGCCTAGCACCGTTGTCATAAACTTCTGTTATCGGAAAGACTAATAAAATTCTAGGTCGTGCCCATGATGGCATTGCTGTATCGGTTACAACTCTATTTGCACTTGTTCCGACGTTTGTCACTGAAAGAGCTTCTATTTCAATGTTAACTAGGTTTCCAATTCTAGTTATCCTATACGTTCTTGAAGCGGAAGTTGTTCCACCTGTTCCACTAGAAGAGTTTGTGGAAGTAAAAGTTTCTTCACGGTAGTAGTTAAGAGGATCATCGCTACCACCTGAACCCGTAAAAGTAACACCGCCGTCTTTTACTAAAACGCTATCAATAGTCACACCAGCAGCAGCGGTGTTTTCGCTTATCGTATCAGTTACAACGTTACCAGCCATTTAAAACTCCAAAAAAATTAATCAGAAATAACTGTGCCATTCACTGTTAAAGTTCCGTTTACCGTTAAAGGTGCTTTTGTCCACCAAAGTGCGGTTGATGCAACCGTGATAGTTACACCAGTGTCGATGGTATTATAGCCACTTGTCATGGTATAGCCGCTTGATATTGTAAAGTTGGAAGTCAAAAGCTGCTTCGATAAAAAGCCCCAGTCTGTTGTAACAAGTTGGCTACCAAAAATTGGTGATATTTTAGTACCCGCTATTGCAGCAGCAGCATCAACATCATTGTTAACAATTGCAGACGATGAAACATTCCCGCTAGCGTCTAAATGTGCAATGCCAGTTGTATAAGCATTGAATTGTAAAACACCTGTTTTTTTAACAGTCAACCTAGCTTCTGATGTTGCACTGTTATAAAACTGGATCGTATCACTAGCATAATTTTTAGATATACCTGCTTGGGATGATGTTGTATTCATCCTCAAATTCTGATCACCCGCTAAATTTAAATGAATATCTTTTGTAGTAGTGGTCTGGCCTGTACCGTTCGGCGTTAAAACAAGATCGCCGTTTGTGTTGGTTGTGCTTATTGTGTTTCCATCCAGCAATAAGTTATCAACTGCAAGGCTAGTGATACCTGTAAAAGACTTGTTAGAAATAGCTTGAGAACTTGAAAGATCCACTATTTCAACTTCAGAACCTAATAAACCAAGCTTCCATTTGGATGTAGTTGTGGCATCAAATATCAAGCTTCCGTGTGTAGATGTGCGGTACACTCGCAAACCTGCACCAACTGAAGAAGCATCATTGCCACCATTGTTTATTGTGATGTTGGCATCTTCCACATCTAGGTTGGTTGTATTTAGCGTTGTTGTGGTTCCACTAACTGTAAGATCACCAGGGATAACTACAGTTGAGGTTGCGCCACCGATTGTAATATTGAAAGCGCCAGCTGATGTAGCAAAGCTTAAATTGCCCGCTGATTGAACGTCTAAGGTTCCACCTGATATAAGACATGTAGAAAGAATTGCAGCGTCCAGCGTTTTATTTTGAAGAGTTTGTGAGGTATTGACACCGACTACCGTCAAAGTTGCGTCTGGAAAAGTATATGTCCTAGAAGATGTGGAGTTGAAATCAAGCGTATTAGAAACACCAGTTGAACTACCTGCTACATCCACTAAAAAAAGTTTTGTCGCGTCTGTTATATCGCTTTCATTGACTGCATTTCTCCACGCCGAGCTTAGAAAATACCGCACCTTTCCAGTGGTACTATTAAGATACGAAGAACCATTTATAGCAGCACCAAAAGCAGAAACATACGCGGCATCATTTGCAAAAACTGGTAGAAATGCTGCTGAAATACTCAAGTCAGTAGGTGCACCAACGTTAGTTCCCTCTGAAAACTGTAACTTTTTAATTGTTCCAGCCATACAAAACCTTTCAAAGCCTGAATAAATCAGACGCTTCTAATGAAATTCTATTAGGTGATTTAGTTATGCTTGTTATTTTAACAGCTGATTGGTCTGAAGTTCCTAGTACACGCTTATCATCTAGCAAAACATCATCGCCAATCTCGCTATCAATGTCTTCCGTAGCTGTCTCAAATCTATAAATAGCCCGTCTTTCAGATCTTAAATCAATATGCCTTTGGATGTTTGATGTGAACTCTTCCAAAACGTGCCTAAATCTTGTGACATTTGACACGCCGTGAAGGTATTTTGAAAGGTTGCTAGAAGCAGTTGCAGATGGAGAGGTAGCAGCATCTATTGCTATCTGACTATCATGGTGAGGATTGTAGGCAATGATTGAAGTTTCAATGTCGCCATACTCTATATCAACAGAAATGGATCGGTTTAAAATTAAAGCATCGTCACGAGTGTTTGAACTGCTAGGAGAAGAGAAAATATGGTACTCAACTTCAAAGCTGGAATTTATTTTAAGGTAGCTTATCGCACTGGAAAGCACATCCTGCGTATACTCAAGAAAGCTTTTGTAGTCGCTCTCATCAAAATTCGGGATGTGGAAGCGCGCTTTAACTGGTAAGTCTGTATAGGCAGAAGAAAAGCTAGCAGAGTTAACAACAAAGCCATTTATTTCCAACATGTCTTTAATAATATCCGCATGACTTTGAATAACAGTGTTTGAAGTTCTAAAAAAAACTTCGTCTTGTTGAGGATCCAATGGGTCAACCATGGAAAGATTAGCTTCAAAGTTGTTTACAAACTCAATCTCGATGTATTTATTGCCACCAGTGGTAGTAGTTTCTGTCGTCGTGTAGTCGCGTTCATATTTTGGATAGTACCTAGTACCATCTCCTAGAGTTATAAACGTTGCGAAGCTTTTAAGGTTTGAAACAGTTGAGGCAAGAGTAAAAGGGCCTGTTGGATCAGAGATGATCACGTTATAACTAACACTAGAATAGGTGAAGGTTCCAACATAGTTGACGATGCCATAATACGTAACGGCTGATTCAACCCATTTAATCGTATCGCCTATAAAAACATTCGACGTTGAGGCAAAACGAATAAATCTATACCCAGTACCTGAATCGAGCGTGGCTTGAACCGCACCAAAAGACTGCGTTTGTACACTTCCTTTTATCCGACAGCACCCCCATGTGCGGTTTGTTGAGGTACTAGGTGCAGAATCAAAATCAACACAATAGGCATTTGTTCCAATATCCAAACGATACACGTCTGGAACACCTGAAAGTGCCACGCTTAAAGATACGGTTTTAAATCTTGAGGATGATCCAACAATATAAGGGCATGGCAAATCATTTGCGCTTGGGTCTAAGTCAGGAAATGAAAGAGCATTGCGGCTAAAATAGGCTTCATTGTTTGTATCACCCATCAAAGCTGGCTGATCTAATTTATTAAAGCTATCCACGCAATTTAAATTGACCGTGTTCGACGTGATATTTAATCCGCGTATGGTACCAGTAAAAATCTTTTGGATGTTAGCGGCTGAATTAATGCATAGCCAGATATCAACTTGCTTATTGAAGAAGCTATCTTGTGTAGTTAGGTATTCTTGGAAATTTCCATCTTCATTTATGAGATTAATAGACGCATTTGAAATAGTGAAATAACCAGAAAGAATGTTAGTTATGCTTTGAGTGATAGAAGGCGTTGCAAGTATACGTGGCTCCCAAAGCCTAGTTGAGGTCAAGCTATCTTCTGGATCTTCTGGCAACGATCTAAATTTAGTGTTGGTATAAAAGAGATAGTAAAAGCATATGACTTGGTTATTGCCATTTGTTGTTGTACTCGGTGCACTTGCAGTCTTTACATAAAGCACTTGTGCGGTGGCGTCATAGTACCATTCATCATTATTTGTAGGAATTGTAGAAACTTTAGTTAAAACCGCACCGTTTCTTTCAACACGATTGACGATATATGGCATCGATGCGCTATAAACCGTTCCACTATACACGGCAAAAGTTAAAGCCCTTGCTGGATTCATTCTAACAAGTATGAATCTTTCACTAGCAAATTTTACTTTTTCAGTTGCTATGCTCATCGTTTACCACAAATTCTAATTCTTGCACCAGGTTGAACAGGGTTTAATTGCGTGTTAACTGGTGAGTACCAATCAAGGTTAAGCCCTATGTAAAAAGTATCACCCACGCGGGTATAACCGCTTGTTTCACATGTCATGTAGTAAACCACGTTGGGATTAAGAGGATAACCTGAAAAGTCAGCATAAAGATTTCCGAACCAGTTTTGTGTGTATGCTGGAGAAGATGAAAGCGTTGTTGTGGAAAGAGTAAACCAGTCGCTTGTAAACTCTGGAGTTTCGTTTGAATCACTACCGAAAATATTCACGCGCATATTTATAGGCGTTGCAATCACACCGCGGATAAATAAGGTAAGCATCATATGCTTGAACTCGGTACCGTCTGGGATCTGAAAATTTCCCATACGAGTAACGGTATCGTTTTCTAACACTCTAAAATATTGCGTCTCTGGGAATTGAGTAAAAGACATATTAAAAAGCCTCTCTCATTTCAAAATCGATATTATAGTAAGTTCTAAAAATATGATCGAAACGCGGCGGCCTTGTCATGATGACAAACCTAGTAAGCTCTTCTAGTGCTGCTGTTACTTCTGTTCCTGGATCTATTGAAACAAGAAATGGGTTTCTTACACCTAAATCATAGAATAGCTGCTGAATCTCTCTTTGCTCTGATCCTGATAAAAGCTGAATGCCACAATTTGCGATGGTTAGATACCTAGGTTTAACTTCTACAAACAAAGCACCGTTTTCACTTTGAAGAGATACAGAAGGGTCACTTAATTCTTGGTTAAAACCAGATGCAATGTTACTAGTCGTGATAGTTGTATGATCGCCTATATATCCATAAGCAACTTCCATACCTTCGGGGCCATTATAATTTCCACGGTCTATAATTTCTAAACGCCAAAAACGGTAACTATCAGTGACTTCATCATCAAAAAAATAAAAACATCCAAGGTCAGTTACTGGGATAGTGATATCAACTGGTGGAGAAACCCAGTAGTCAATATTGTTTGCTCTAAGTTTTACGGTAGCTGTTTCACTTAAAGTAAACACCTCATCAATACCAGAAAGCAAAGCTGCAAATGTTGCTAGCTGTGGCACCCCAACATCGCATTGGATCCATTCGCTTGTATGGTTGCGCTGCGCATCGGCAATAAAACTAAGGCCTGTAAGATCGCTAGTACCAGTAAAACCGATCACATCCCACACCGCACTTGTTGTCTGGGTTATCCTTAAAGTTGCGCTAGAAGATCTTGCGATTGTGAACTTGCCAGTTAAAACATTATAGGTGCATGTCCACCCAGAAGAGGCCGCATTGAGTTGTGTTTGGATATGGCTTGCAAGAGTGTTGTAAAGATAGCTTGCAGAAGTAAGAGTGATGGTTTTATTTGATCCATCGTTTATATAAAGCAAATTATTTGTGCTAGTGATCTCAAAGTTGCCTGCTGGCTTCCATATCTTAGAGCGTGAAGTGTTATGCGCATTGGTAGCTGGAAAACCTGCTAGCTGGCTTGAATAAGTAAAGCTTCTTTCAAGATAATTGTTGTTCATGAAGCGTATTTTTTTCATGCAAACAGCCTAGCATTATTTCTGCTTAAATTTAGAATCACGTTTGCTAGTTCCCTACCATCTATAGTTATGGCAGTGCTAACTTGTTGGGGATTGTTTAAAGCATTATATATCTTATTTAGCAGTGCTGTCTGCATTCCGTTATCAGGTGCGGTAGCTTGTGTATCTTGATCAATTAAACCAAGAAGACCGCTTGTTATATTTGGTGGTAGAACCATTTCGCCAGATGTTAGACGTGCTGGGAATGTATCGTTAGGGAATCCAGTCGGGATGATCCCACCTTCTGCAAATCCAAAAGCGCTTGATATTGCACCACCTAGATCACCTAATACACCACCACCACCGCCAAAGCTAGGTGCTTCAATTTTAATATTGAAGAGATCTTTGAAAGAGTTTGCTATGTCGGTCATGCCTTGCCTAATGCCATCAATTGCAGCATTAAAGCCACCTATAACAGCATCTTTTATACTCGTTCCAAGGCTGCCAAGATCAAAAGCTTGCTTGAACTCTCTAGATATATCAACCGCACCAACTTTTATAGCTCGTGATATATCACCGCCCAAATCTTTCAATCCGTTTGCAATACCATTTGCAAAAGCCAAACCTACAGCTTCTAAAAATTGAGGGTCAGTTGATAGGGATATAAAAGCTTTTGTCACTCCAGACGCTATTTCTGGAAGTGCTGCAATGATCGCTGTTATTAAGTCTTCAATAATTTGAGCAGCATTGTCTTTTATAAAGCTAGAAAGACTAGCAACAATTCCAGGGAAGGCTTTTACAAGCTCAATCAAATTCGCTGCTATATTTTTAAAGAACTCTGGGGAAAATAATGTAGCTAATTGCTCTTTAAACTTGTCGGTGCTTTGAGAAAAGAAGGCAAATAGTTCACCAGCAGCAGCACCTAAACCAGGTAGTATGGTATTAGTGATAGCTTCGACACCTGATTTTGCCAAGCCCTGCAAGCCACTTGTTGTGAATGTGGTGATGCCTTTTGTGAAGTCTTCATATGAAGCTGTTTGAGCTGCAAGAATCCGCTTATTAGATTCTTCAACTATCACTTCATTTAATTTAGCCGCTTCTTCAGCTGATATAAGCTGTTTCTTATAATACTCTTCAACATTTTTTAGGTCTTTTTCTCTTGCCAGCTCAATAGCTGTAAGATTGCCAAGCTCTTTTGACAAAATTCTTTCTAACAATGCGTCCCGTTTTTCGGCGTCTTTTTCTGCAAGATCATTATTTTTTAAAGAGAAACTTTTTAAAGCCTGGTTTCTAAGTCTTTCAGCTTCATTTGTTTTGATGACCTTATTATTTTCAAATAAAGCTATCTGCTCATTGTCTTTTTCTAGCTGCTTCTGAACCTTTTCCCGCTCTGTTAAAGTGCGGTTTGTCAGCTCTTCGGTAAAAGATTTTACTTTGTCCTTAAACTTTTCTTCTATTTCAAGCTGCTTTGCTTTTTCTTTTGCAGCTTCCACAGAAGCTTTTACTGCCGCTTGCCCTTCTTCTTCTTGCGCTTCTTTTGCTTTCTTGGCTGATTTTGCTATGTCGTTATCAGTACCAATAATCTTTAATGCCGAATCAATATATTTATCAGAGAAGCTATCAATAGTTTTTGTAAAGGATGCAGAAACACTTCCGATGCTTGTTTGTGCGTTATCAAGAGATGTTTTGATCCCATTGACGCCGTTTTTTACCTTATCAAAATCTTTCTCATCAAATAAAAGACCGTCAAACGATGCTGATGTTTCTTCCAGTTTTGCAATTGTGGCATCAAGATCAATACCAAGGCGATTGAATACGGTTGCAGCACCTGGGATTTCACGAATGGAAGTTATAAATTGAGTGACTAGATCAATTGTTCCTGTAAAGAAATCTGAAATAAAGTTAGAAACGCCTTCCACAGTAGACCTAACAGATTCCAAACTTAAGAACGCATCAACTATAGTGACAATAGCTTGAGATATTCCCACCGCACCTGAAGCCATGACTTCAATAAATGTAGAAACAACTTTTATTGCAGTTGAAATAATCTCAACAGTAGCAGCAAAAACACCAGCGCCGATCTTTACAAGAGCAGATACAAAGTTTTCTATAGGCTCTTGGGAATCTTCTAAGACCTTACCAAGGCTTTCTATAACAGAAGTAACGCCTTTGATTGCAGCTATCACTACAGGGTTTTGCGTTATAGTCCTTCCAATCGCTTTCTGCGCATCATCAAATGCGACGCCTAGCTGATTCAAAGCACCCTTGTAGGTGTTCGTCGAATCAAGAGCAGAACCTTTTAGACGATCTGCAACATAATCAATTGCAGCCCCTGCCTCTAATTGTTCTTTAGTGAATTTTTTAAGCTCTGGGATTGTGTTAGAAATAGCACCAGCTGAACCCTTCAAGGTCTTAGAAAGCTCACTAAATGAAGTTTCTAAACTATCACCTGTCACAGTTGCAAGGTCTGCTGCTGTTTGAACAAGCTTTTTAGCATCGGTATTAGTAAGACCGAGCTGCTTAGCAAGAGCAAGCTGGGATAAAACCACATCATCAGAAAATGAGCTTGTTTTTTCTAGCTCACCTGAAAAGTCTTCAAAATCTTTTTTTGCTTCTTGTGAAAAATCACCTACAGACTTGAGGCTTGATTCAAGCTTGCGCATTGCCTCATCAGTTTGCACCGCCTTGTCGATAGCATCGCTGAAAAAATCAAATACTTGTTTACCAGCAAACACTGCGACGGCAGCAATGGCAGCAGTTTTTATTCCATCGAAAGATTTTGAGATATCATCGGCAGATTTTGTAGCCACTTTTTCAAGGGTCTGCAATGAGTTAACCGCTTCGCTTACGGTTGCCAGGATCTCAATTTCAACGCTTTCGGCTGCCACGTTTCTTTGCCTCTTCAGCCTGAACTTTGTCGATCTCTTGATCAATCAACTGGAAGCATTCGGCCTTAAAAAAGGTTAGCTCATTTATATTTGACGTAAACCCGAGTGCGGTCATACGTTTGCGCGTGATGTATTCCGATACGATAGGGGCAGCTTCATTTATCAAGCTTTGGCCTTTTGCTACAGACCTTGCTTGCATTCTAAGAGCCGCCTTTAACCGTTTCCCACCGCACCTTTAAATATCAACATCGCTACATCTCTTATTATAGCCGATGCTTTAGGGTCGCAGCTTAGATCTTCATAAGTTTTATAGTCTGTGATGATGCCGCTTGATTCATGTTTGACATCAACAGATTCATAAAACTCTCTTGCAATCTTGATCATGCTGCTAAAAGTTTTAAGCGGGTTTTCATTTTGGCCGTATTTCATATTGTTGTTTTCATCGACGCCAATATTCATGCGATCCATGAAATCAATACGCTCTTCATAAAGAGGCATGCGCAATTTAATTTCACCGCTAAAACCTTCTTGATCTGGCTTATAGGAAATAGTCTTCATTAGTCACCTTTATACAAAGTTTAAGTAAACTTCACCTTGACCAGTTGAGTTTACAAAAGCTTGTAGGTCTAGTGTTAGCTGATAAAGACCATCAGCGTCTTCAATTGCATAACTTGTGATCACGCATGTAGGGATGTAAAGAGCACCGCACTTGCCAGCAACCCAGTTCCCAGCTGACTTTTGACCAAAAGAATATTGAAACTTGATCTCATCGTTTGAACGGAAGTTCTTAAACTTCTCGGCTTGGTATTGTTCAAGCAGCGCGGAAATTGTAACGGTAGCAGTTCTTGAGGAAACAACTGAACCTTGAACGCCTGTAGTTGCACAAACACTTAGAATGTCAGTTTTAGGAACATCCAAGCTAAAAGACACATTACTTGCTTTAAAACAGACATAGTCATTAGTACCACCCACCATAACTTCATGGTCTTTTGCAGTTAAAGGATCAGCAGAATCATAAGAAGGCGTATAAGGTGCAGCTAATGAGATAGCACTATCTGATTTATAACCAGTAGTAGCGGCTGTACCTGTATCATCTGCTGCTAGTGAAAAACCAATCTTATCACCGATTGAGTTAGCAGTGTTGGCGCCTGTATTCCAAAGCAAGCTTAGAAGCGTGCCAGTTCCGACGATCTTAAACTTTCCACCGTCGCCAGCTGTTAGATCAGCGGCCTGATCCATATAGGTAACTGTGTAGGTTTGTGTGGATGCTGTTGCGTTAAGAGCATCTTGAATTGCAGTAGCTAGCTCGTATGGGTCTTTATAGAAACCAGTGGCAACAGTTGCAACGAAAGTACCGTCATCATCTGTAAAATCTAGTTTTGCATCTGTTGAAAGGATATTGATTGGGTTCCAATAGTAAGCAAGCCCAGCCAAGCTGTAGTTGGCATTGATAAGCTCACCAGCTGGGAAATCTATTCCAACGTTTGTCACTCTCATACCAGCGCCCAGCTGAATTGCGCCGCCGTTTCCAGCATAATGCCATAAGGTCAAAGATGGGTGTGATGTATCTGCTGGCTTGTATAAAACCGCACGCCCCAAGTTGATACCTGTTCCAGGTGCGGTAGGAAGTTGAAA